CATAATCATAATCTGCAAATTTATTGGACCAACGCTCCGTTGTTATACCTTCTAATGATCTAGTACCCCTTTGGAGATAGCCCCAAACTCGGTCAGAAGAGATGATCTGTCTCTGTACTGATTCTGGGAGAGCTTTGTAGACTTCTATATAATCATTTGCAGTAGCCGCTTTGTTGCGAATCAGATTCTTTGTAGACTCCTGCAGGGAATTTACCTGATCCAACTCTTCAACTAACTTCGCCCGCTCCCCCTCCGTCAGAGTCTTTCCAGCCTTCTGCGCCAGATCGCTCTGTACTTCCACCACATGCTTCACGCCACCTTCTTCAAAGCTCCGAGTCCACCCAAAGAGTCGTGGGTCGCGGAAGTGATTCGCGTCGGAAAGCTCCATGTGCTCGGGAAGGCGGTAGAGGGTGGTGGTGGCCGCAGGAATATCAGGATGCAATTCTGGAGAAGCTAATCTAGCATCTTCTCTCCCAATCTTACCCAGCCCATAATCCGCATACTCACCAGTCGCCTTCGCTTCCAGTGTATGATCGCCCGTAGCCAAACGGAAATCACGAACAAGTTCCTGCGCCGTAACCTGTTCACCTTTCGTCGCGAGAACCTCAGTCAGAACATCCTTCTCAGCCTTCGAAACATCAGCCCGCCGGAGCTCCTGTTCAATCATCGCCTTCGGGAGCTCGGTGCGATTTTGCGGGAGCCTCTCCAGAGTCTTGAGCGTGTACTTCCCTTGCGCCAATTCTCCGCCCAGGGTACGAAGTGGAAACGCTTGAGCGGCCTTCCCGCCAGTCATCAGTAGGGCACCGCCCAGAGCGAGTTCCCCACCCCATTTTGCTGCCTTCTCAGGACCTACTGCCGCAGCAACCATCCCACCGCCGACAGTCAAGCCCAGGGCCGCCAACAACTTCGGGTCAGCTTCCCCAGCTTGAATTCGCCGTTGCGTAGTCCTCTGCTCTGCAGCCTTAACCAGATCTGTTCCTGCGGCCTCTTGTGCAATATCTATCGGACCCCTCGGCTCTTCCGGCCCGAGCCACTCTCCTTGTTGCACACCCCGCCCAAAGCTTGCCTTCGCATCCGCCCGCTTCGCCCTAATCTCTTCCATTACGGAAGCCAGTGTAGGATTATTCTTAATTGCAGCTTCGGCAGCTTTTTTCGTGGCCCCAGATTGCATCATACGATCTGCTTGAAGTCTTGCGTTTTTTACGGCATCGTTCGTAGTGTACGACTTCCAAGTATCCCCCGATTGATCTACATTAAATGCTTCGCGAGCCCAGGTCTTTGGCTTATCAGAGTAAACATGTTTATCCCCATACGCAGCTTCCCCGGGACTGTTAATCTCACCAGTCCCATCCACAGTATCGGAAAAACGGTCAGGTCCGGGCGGCTCCACAGGCTTTGCCCTTCCGCTCTTCGCCCATTCGCCGCCGGCACTCAGGCCCTTGCCGGCCAAATGCAGCCCCGCCATCATCGCGCCGCCCATCACAGCGCTCGACCCGACCTCGCCCCAATTCATTTCTTCCTTCTGAGCGGCCTGCTGAATCGTAGCCACACCCCCCATAACAACCGCGCCTTCCACTGCGCGTTCCCCTAACACAGCAGCTTCCCGCGCAGTCCGCCCAAGCTTTGCCATGTTCGCGGCTTGCTCAACCATCTGCGGCCCTTTGGAAAGCGCCAGCACTGCAAGCTCTGGAGAATACACAAGACCCTTTGCCAGCTCGGCCGTCGCGGTAAGTGGATGCTCCACCATAAACTTCGTACCGGCCTTCAAGCTCTCCGTAAAGCTCGGGTCTTCCTGAAACTTCAGCGTACCCTCCGTGCGCTCTCCGGTCACCTTCTTAATGGCCCAAGCACCAAGGTTAACCAACGGGTTACTCTCCAGGAAAGCTTCACGTCCCATCCCCTTGTAATACTCGAATGTGCCAGGCTCAGTTCCCGGCGCCGGCTTCACCATCTGCCCGAGACTTTCCTTTGCCATTTCCCAGTCAGTCTTTTCAGGCGCGGGTTCTTCTACAGGAGCCGCCATCCAGGCAGCTTTCCCCGCCGGCTCTTCCTGCGGAATAACACTAACCTCATCCTTCGCGTCTGCGAAAGGCGCATCAGCCCAGCCAGCCATTATGGTTTCCTCCGCTTGGTTCCATCCGGGGCAAGAAAGACTGTGCCGGAAGGAAGCTTCGCATACTCTTCATCAGAGGTTATCTTCGCTGGGGCTGTAGCAGGTTTAGTCTCTGGGGGAACAGCCTGCTTTCTTCCCGCTCCAGTAGGCTCCCCGGCGCCAGCATCCCGCGTCACCGTCTTGAACGGATTCCAGCTCGCCCCATCCACCACGATCTCCCCAAGCACACTTTCCCGAGCCTGCCGCAGAGCCTCTTCCTTCGAAATCGCATCACCCTCTTCCATTCCAAGCAGGCTGTCTGCATAGATCTTCTGCGCCCGCATCCGAACATCCATTGCGGCTTCGACTTTCTTTCCTGGTGGAAGTGACTTGAACACACCCTGCGGGTCGGAATCAGTCAGCACGCCAATCTCTGCTTCGCGGTCTTTCTCACCTTTCATAGCGAACTCGCTCGTGGCCTTTGAGGCAGCCGCGCGAGACTTGACTTCCATCCCGGTGCGAAGTCTCGCCTCCCTCGCTGCATCAGTTTTCTCGCGCAGTGTTTCCCGCTCTTCCCGAGTTTTCTGTTGAGCTTCCAGAACTTTTTCCCGAGCAGTCTTGATTTCCAGTTCCTTCAGTTGCAGCCCTGTCACCCCAAGCATTGTCTGCCGCTTGATCCAAGCCTCAGTCGCTGGTCCCCAAGTTCGATATTGTGAGGGGATAGTCTTCCCTGCCCTCGCCGAATCCGCAATGAATGAATCCAGCGATCCCTGATCATACACAGTCGTTGCGCGGCCCGCCATCAGTTTATCCTGATTCAGACCAACCTGCACCTGCTCAATCGCCGCATTCTGAATCCTCGCCCGAAGCTCCTCCGCCTGCTTCAGCATCCCAATCCCAGACTTCGGATCGACTGCCATCAGGTCAGTTCCGGCAGTCTGAAACTGATTCGCCAAGCGATTCTGCAAGGTCAGCGAGTCCGTAACCCCAACATCTTCCGCCCGCTTCTTAAACACATCAGCAAGCACACTCTTCGACTGCCGATTCGTTTGAGCAGCTTCCATTCGTTGTTGCATTTGGTACTGTTGATCTTCCTTCCGCTGTTGCATGTCTTGCAACCCCGAGAGAAACCGTAGCCCGCCAAGATAACCTTCCATCAATCCAGCCATGATAACCCCTTAAACGTAGCCCGACATGGTGAAAGGAAGGTCAGTCGACTCCGCAGTCCCCGTCATAAACATCTTTTCGGTCGAGTTACCCCAGGCATCATACCCGTTCGTTCCGATTCCCGCCCCAGAGATCGTACTCAAAAACGCCTGATCCGTATTGTTCTGCGAGTTCTGTTGGAACTGTTGCGCGTTCTGCGCGATTCCAGTCCTCATATACTGATCAAGCAACTGCCCTTGATTCACCCCAAGGTTCCCCCGGCCAAGCTCTACCTGCGCCTGATTATTCTGCGTGCGCTCCGCCAGCCCAGCATACCCGAGTCCAATCTGCTGCTGGTTATTCTGCGCGCGTTCCGCCAGACTCGCATAGTTATAATTTGTATTCTGCGAATTGCTCTGAATCCCCGCGCTCATCCCAGATAGCTCGGCCAGTCGATTGTAGCTATTCTGGAATGCCCCCTCGGAAGCTCCCATCGCAGACAGTGTGCGGTTGAATTGTGCACTATACTCCTGGCTCGCCATTCCTTGTCCATACTGCTGAAGCTCGATAGCCGCATTCCCGGATTGCAGCAATCCCCTCGCCGCCGCACTCCGCTCGACCGCCTTCTGCCCCTGATCCAGTCTCCATTGGTAGCTAGGATCACTAGTCGAAAACTGCCCATTCATCAGCGTCTTCAACTGATTCGCATACCCATTACTCGGATCTTGCTGCATCTTTGCATCAAGCTGCGGCATGTATTTTGCGTTGGCAACTTCCTGGGGAGTCTGCACTCGCGCAATCGGGGCAGCGGCAACCTGCTGCTGTGCTATTGGAGCTGCGGTAACAGGTGACTGGGCACTCGCCTGCGCAATCAAAGCATCCCGCCCGCCAGCAATAGGCTTCGTATTGTACTTATCTTGGTACGCCTTGGAGTCAATATAGGAAACTCCCGGCGCATGAATAGAATATTGGGACAAGCCCTGAGCTGCAGACATTATTGCACTCCCTTCTCAGCTAGTATATCAAGGGCCTCAGCCCGGAACGGTGTATCTTCACTATGCTGCAATTCAAAAGCCCTCCGATAAGATGCTCCGAGACGCCGAACTCTGGACAAGTTAAGGTTGGTATTCAGCGGCAAGAACTTGGACCACGTTGCATAATCGTCATCCGAATATCGAAGATAAGCCACCCCATTACTCTTGTCCGAAATCAGGGTAGCCTCGTCAAAGAATTTCTTATCCGAAGTTTGCGCATCCAGATTAGAACTTCGAAGCTTCACTATAATAGGAACTGAGGTAACAGTTCCCAGATTAGAAAAGGAATCTGTATATACAAACGGATTCATCACAAGCAAATCTCCGGTGGATTCTTCCTGGACAAGATCTAAATTTCCAATACCTGCGTAAAAAATCCCCGCGAAATAATTTGCAATGACTGGCACAATCTCTGCTGTGGTATCTGGTGTTTCCGGGGGGACAACAATCTCCCCTACAAAATAGGCAAAGTTATCTTCATCAATATAGTGAACTGTAACGAATCCGTTAAAATCAACGAACGTTGCCAGAGTTACTTGAACTACATCCCCATCGGCAAAAGTATGTTCAGGCATCCCAACAAAGGCATACTGTTGCGCGTATACAATACTAGGCATGATATCAGCCCTCCTCTGGTATATAGGGGATATTGCTAGTCCACTCATGCCAGAAATTAGTCAAAGCATCAAATACCAACGTAACCCCCAGATCTTTCAACGTCAGCACGTACAGAGGATGCCCCTTCATCTTGATGAAATAAGAGAATACAGCCGACAGATCACTGTCTGAGATAACCCGTTCCACGGCAGGTGTAGAAATCTTCTCTGGAATAGTCCCGTTAAAACGATAGATTGAGCGCCCTTGCTGTCGTGTAACACCCATGAAGTACAACGTATTTTCCGTATCCGCAATTGACTCCGCGCAGGAGCAGCCAACCAAGGCTACGGCGTTCGTCACAGGAAGCAGGGGGGAACCAGTGGGGTTTCCAGCATCGTAGAAGAACTCTGTCGTATATTTCCCAAAGGCTACAATGTAGTTCACCATCCGCCGAATTGCAACACCATCGTCAGGCATAGAGGTTGCTTTAATCACGTTCAGCCCCGACCAGGTAAGCGGATCTTCTAACTCCGATCCGTAGATATATCCCAGAGGAGTCATCACATAAAACGTACCGTCGAGGTAAGCTGCTCCAGGAACCGTTTCCGCCGGGTAATCAGGATCTGTCACGGCAGTCATAGACATATCGTAGACCCGAAAAGCATCATTTGTAGATTTTAAGAAAAAGCTTTTTGGGTTTGTATCTTCGGGGATAGCAATAAAAGTATAGGCTAACTCCGTATTCACATTAAGATTACCTAGGGCAACCGCCCCAGAATCACCATAACCACCGTCCGTGGCCAGGCTATAAAGCAGTCTTCCCATACGAACAAAGTAAATATCGTTTCCATTCTGATAGCATCCTTGGGCAGCGCCGGGATAAGCAGACGCCAGCACTACATTGTAACCTTCTAATTCAGATGGCGGATAGTAAGGAAATAGCGCAGTTCCAGAACGCTTCATCACGAAAGTTTGGCCAGTACTCCCAGTCTCAGCAAACGCGTTAACACTTACTTCATCGGCCATCCGATCAGCATCCCGCGCCCCGTAGGGAAAGGCTAGTGGAATCCTCATTCCTATCTCCCAGACCGATCAACACTGAAGTACACCGGCGCCTCATCCACGGAGAAGTCGAAGCAGTCTTCCAGGAATCTCGCGGCCTTCGCAGCAACTTCCCCACGCACATCAGGGGGGCAGCCGTACTCCAGCGACAACTCATCCGCCAGTCCCCACTTGATCGCTTGGAACCATTCCTGCGG